CCACTTCAAGCGTGGGTTGGACAACCACCACAAATTCTTTCAGGTTGGCCAATAGTAGTTGGCGGAATTGATACACTTCAAGTTGTTGTAAAAAGAGAAGCAATAGAGAAAGTAGGATGGGTTGCTGAAAAAGGATTTTATTCAGACGGATATACATATGAAGCTCTTTCAAAAGAATTTAGACATATTCGAGTTGAAAAAATTCTTGGAGTTCATATCTAAATGAGTAAAAATCTTGTTTGGACTGTAAATATTAATAATCATTTTTCAGAAAATGCTCGTAAATCTTTAAGTCATGCAGCAGACCGATGGAAATGTGACTTTATGGAAATACGAACAATCTTCGATGAAAGATTATATCCATCATTTGCAAAAATATGTTCCTTTGAAAAACTTGAAGGATATGAAAGGTGTGCTTATTTTGATTCAGATATGCTGATTCATATAGACACACCTAATCCATTTGAGGTATTTGAAGATAAGAAAAAGTTTGTAGCGGTTTTGGATATTCATCCTAAAAAGCACGACCATAATAGTGAACAATGGATTGCAGTCAAAAATAATAATCAAGATTTTTATTGGCATATTTTAGAAAATCAATTTGGTTGGGGTGTGCCAAGAGAAAGATTCCTTGATAATTTTTTTAATTCAGGATTTTATATGATGTCTCCTAAACATCATAAAGCAATTTTCAAAGCAATATCTCAAGCACTTCCATTAACAGATGGAAGGGAAAACTTTTGTTTCTCTGCTCATTATGAACAAGCTCTTTTTAATTATATTGTTCAAGCATATAGAAAAGATGAACTTACATTAGTAGATGAAATTTGGAATCGTTTAGAACCACCTATTGATTTACCAAGAATGAGTGATTATGTATGGCATTTCACAGGACATAACTTTTGGAAAATCAAACACACAATTAAAGACTATGACTGGACAATTCAATGAAAAGAGCAGTTGTAACAATAGATATAAATAATTTTCAAAGAGAAAACTCAAGAAAATCTATGGAATCTGCCGCTTCAAGATGGGGGGCAGATTTTATTGTTTCTACGCATCTTTATGTTGGAGATGCTTATGGTTTTACTTTTAATAAAGCATTTTTAGATTTTATAGCATCAGGTTATGACCAAATAGCATTTTTTGATGCTGATTGCATTATTCGTTCTGATGCTCCAACTCCATTTACATTAATTGTACCTGAAAAAATTAAAGCCGTGCAAAATGGAAATGAGAGAATTGGTAATTATCAAAATACGCTACATCAGCATACCTATAACTTATTGAGAATAAATCAACAGCATCAAATGCTTCAAGTTATTGAACGACCTGATGTATATTTCAATACAGGTTTTATTCTTTCTGATGTATCTACATTAAGAAGATTATGCCATTTAGTGAGAACAATTATGCCTGAACTCAACTATGATAGATTTAATCCAATATATGAACAAGCATTATTTAATTATGCTTCAAGATGTATTAGCCCTAATTTGAATAATCCTTTTTTTGAATATGCAGAAGAATGTTGGAATTATATGTATCCATCTGATTTAGTTAATCAAAGTGAATGGGTATACCATATATCTAATGATGTAGCAAATAGAAACTTTGTAATAGATAATTTACCTTGGAGACTATAATGATAGATGTTTCTGATTATATTGTTGAAAGCATAAAAAACATTTGGGGTGATGGTGAATTCTATAAAAGTGTTGATGAAGAAGGAAACAAAACCCTTGTAGTTATTTTAGAAGGTTTAGAAGAATTTGAAATAGATTTGAAAACCGCAGAAACTGCAATTATTGACGATGGTATTAATCCTGATGATTATGCTCATAGAATTATAAGAACAATTCAATTCTACGGAGAAGATGAAGCAAATTTTGAACAAATAGCAAAATCAATGGAATTGATATTTGAGGTTCTGACAAGAATGGATGCAGATTATACAGTCGGTGATTGCGTTAAAGATGAAGAAGAAGAAAATATGTGTATTGGACTTTGGATTAATGTAGGAATATACCCTGTTCCATTTTATTTTAAAGACACATGGGAAAATTTAGTAAGAGATGAAAGAAATGCAACCGAGTATGTAAGATATGTTATATTTAATCATACTGGAAAAAATATATGAAGATGGTTTGTATAGCAATAGCTTGGAATGAAGAAGAATTATTACCTATATTTTTAAATCACTATGAAAAATTTTGCGAAAAGATTATTATCTATGATAATGAATCTGATGATAGAACTGCTGAAATATGCGATGCGCATCCCTTGGTAGAAAGAAGAATATATGCAACCGATGGTCAAATTAGAGATGATGTATATTTAGAAATTAAAAATAGTGCATGGAAAGAATTTAGAGACTATGATTGGGTTTGTGTTCTTGATTTAGATGAATTCATTTATCATGAAGATTTAGAAACATTCCTTTTATCTTGTAAAAGAAAGGGTATTAGTATTCCCCAAACAACAGGATATTCTATGTGTTCTGAAACTTTACCAAATTCAAAATCTGATATTTGGCAAGAAATTAATAAAGGAATGAGAGACACATGGTATGATAAAACTCCAATTTTTGATCCTAAACTTATAGATGACATTGGATTTAAACATGGTTGTCATGCTTGTTATCCTGCTGGAGTTATCATTTATGATAAATATTTGAGTCTTAAACTTCTACACTATAAAAATATAGGTGGATTAAAAAGACTTGAAGATAGAAGAAAATTATATGAGAAAAGATTGAGTTCTATAAATATAGAAAGAAAGTGGGGACATAATTATTTGTATCCTTGTAGGATAAAAGAAGAATGGGATAAACATAAATTATATTCTACTGAAATATTGTAAATAAACTTAATTCTGAAATTTTATTAAATAGAATGCACGTGCAAATGCAATAAAAATAAATTAAAAGGAGTCCAAAATGGATTTACATTCTTTTGTTTTAGGGATTGTGAGCGTGGTGGTGCTATCATTGATTAGCGTTATCGTGTACACTTTCTTTAAGGTGAATAAGTTGAACAAATATATGAAAGATCATATTAGTGTGTTTGATAATAGATTTTCATATGTTGATGAAAAAATTCGTAAAAACTTTGAACAGTTATTACAAGAAAACAAAACAATATCAAATGATATGATGGAAAGATTGCGAGATACTCATCGGAATATAGACCAGAGATTTGATAAATTTGAAAATAGGTTAAATGTTAGTTGTTTTAAAGAAACAAAAGAAAAACAAGAACGATTATATTCATAAAATAATTAAACCCTCTGATTAATTTCAGAGGGTTTTTTATTCAGAATTATGCTTTTGATAGAATCAATACTCTGAATAAAATGTATAACTAAAATAACTTTCTATAAATGAAATCAATATTAAATTTCTTCACAAGAAAAAAGAATCAAATGAAAAGAAAATATGAAGAGCATTATGGTATGTCAAATCTAAATCCTGATTTACAAAAAAATATAAATGCGTGGTCATCATCAGTGGCTAAGGAAATGGAGACACAATTATTTATGCTTAGAGATTTACGAAAAAAACTTGATGAGATGAAAAAATCAAAGAATAACTGCTAATTACTTAAAATATAATTCAGTTTTGATTAAATACATATGAAAGTGATAATTAAATAGATATATAGGGAATGATTATAAACAATAGATTATTATGAGATATTTGATATTAGAAAGTAATTCTGGAATAGAAGAAAAGATAAAATTATTTATACCATTTGGTTTATTACAAGAAATTCTAATTTCGGGATTTCCTACAATGTTTATTGAGGCGATTTCAAGTGGTAAAATTAAAGATGGTGCTCATATTTTAAATTCTAATGATGAAGTTAGAATTACAATCAATGTTTCAACATTAAGAACAATCAAAGGACCGCAATCAATTCAAGCTATTTCCTTTATTGAAATATCAGAAAATGTAGTTGAGAAGAAAGAAGATATACAAAAACTGAATCAACTAACTAAAGACATAGAACAAATATATCCCCATATAAAAATTTCAGTTGTTCAAAATTGGGTAAGAGAATCAGAAAAAGAACAAATACCTCAACAGATGGGTGGTGTATTTTTACCAAAAGATAAATGGTATTTGACAGATGAAAATGTTAAACTATTAAAAAGTATTGAGGGCAGACCAAGAAATAAACCATTTTGGGATGTTAAGCATTGGGCAATTGGTTATGGTCATATGTTAAAGAGTCAATTTGAATTGGGTGAACAGATTACTGATGAAAAAATAGAAGAACTTTTTATTGCTGATAAAAAAAGATTTGAGAATGCTATTAAAGAAACTATAAATGTCCCATTGACATTAGATATGTATGCTGCACTTGTATCATTTGCATATAATTGCGGTGCTTATGGTTTTAAAGGTTCTAAAACAGCAGAGTTAGTAAATGCTAAAAAATATAACGAAGCTGCTGAAACTCTAAAAACTGAAAAAATTAAGTTAGGGACTAAATATGAAAAGGGTTTAAGAAGAAGAAGACAAAGGGAATCTGATTTATTTTTGGGTAAAAATGATAAAAATTCATAGAAAATGAAAAAAATGCGTAAAAAAATATGCAAAAAATCTTCAAAAACCTTCCAAAACTCAATTTTTAACAAAAAAATAGAAAAAACTATTCATATATAGAATAAAATAAGAGGATAATTATACAAAAAACCTCTTTTCCCTAATTTTAGGGTATAAAATTATAAGTGAGTCATAATATGGATATGACACTCGATGGACAAAAAGTTGTCCTTATTGTTGAAAATAGTAATCACAAACTCCAAGTTAAAGATAAGAATAATGATAGATATATCTTGGAGGGTGTTTTCTGCCAATTCGGTGTAGAAAACAATAACAGACGTATTTATGAAGAGCGTGAGTATTTACCACATTTGGATTATCTGAACGAGAAAATCAAATTAGGTAATCTCACAGGACAACTTGATCATCCTCAAGACTTTGAAGTTCGCTTATCACAAGCATCACATCTTATTGAGAATCTTGAATATGATCAAAACAGCCGTCAAGTTGTTGGTAAAGTTCGTTTGCTTTCAACAAGATCAGGTAAAGATGCAAGAGCACTTATTGATGATGGAGTTCAACTTTCAATTTCATCAAGAGCAGCTGGTGTTGTAGAATCAGACAAATCTGTTAAAATTAAAAGAATTTTCACTTATGATTTGGTTGCTGACCCTGGTTTTGCTAATGCACAATTAACAAGATTAAATGAATCATTAGGTTTTACAAATAATGATTCTGTTAATATTTATGATATGAGTTCAAAGTATGCGAGTGTAGAAGATGCAATTGAAGTTCTCGACCCGCAAATTAAAAATCAACCCTCTAAAATGGACCATTATGTGACGGAGGAAGTCTTAAATGACTACTCAAAAGAAATTCGCAAAGAGTTTGAGCGTTTTTCAAAGCGTCTTGATGAAATGAGGTCAGAAAACTCTTCTACGAGCGGTTCGACAACTTTCATCAACGAATTTGAGCGCATGGCTAAATATGTAAATTATTTGGCTGAAAAACTCGATCAAGTTATTGAATATTCAAATTATCTTGCTGAAAACACACAATCAATTCGTGATTATAGTAGTTATATCGCAGAGAATTTGAATAATTCAATTAACTATTCAGAGCATATCGCTGAACATGTTGAGAAAACACAGCACTATACTAATTATCTCGCTGAAAACCTTGATAAAGGTATTCAATATACAGAGCATGTTGGTGAAGAAGTTGAAAACCAAGCAAAGAAAATCAATGAAGCAATTAAATATTCTGAATATATTGCTGAGAATCTTGACAAAGGTATTCAATACTCAAATTATTTAGCAGAGAATGTAAATAAATCACAAGTATACGCAGATTATCTTGCTGAGAATCTTGACAAGAATATTTGCTATTCTAATTACATTGCTGAAAAATTGGACACTGGATTACAATATGCAGATTACATTGCTGAAAATGTAAATAATACACAAAAGTACACTAACTATTTGGCAGAAACTCTTGACCAAAGTATTCAACACAATGATTATTTGTCAGAGCATTTGGATAACACAATTCGTTATACCGAATATATTGCTGAAAATGTAAGTGGTAATGGTTCAAATACTTTAGTAAATGAATCATTAAATGAAAGTCAATCTATTTTGTCATCATATAATGAAAATACACCTATAAGCCAAAAAATTGATTCTATTTTGGAATCTATCAGAAAACAAAAGATAGATACAGTTACCAAAAAGAACAATTATCAGTTTATGGGTATCTTGAGTGAATCAAAACAAAATGAATTCCTCGCACTTGATGAGACTGCAAAACAAAAAGTCGTAAAGGCGTTGAATGAAAGTGTTTGGTTCGGAGAAAGTGATATTGTTAGAATTTGGAACAATGCTCTTTCAAAGTATGACTCTTCTGCACCTAAGTGGATTAGAGAAATGCCTGTAGAATATTCTCAAATTTGGGAATCAATGAATACAGATGAAAAGAATCGTATTGTTGCTCAATCTAAGATGTATCGCTTGGATACATCATATCAAATAAAGAATTTCTGGTCAACGAGAGGTCTTGAAAATGCGAAAAAATCAGACAATCTCAATGAATCAAAATCAGTATTTAATATGAGTGTTGCACAAAACGATTTGGGATATGATACTAATTATGTTAATAATATCGCAGATCAACTAGCGAGTCGTTTTAATCGCTAAAAATTGAAAAAATAAAAAAATCGTAATATGCAAATTTTAAATGAAGCAAAAATCCACGAAACCTGGTCACCGATTATTGAATCACAGACAGGTATTAAAGATCGTGAAAAACTTAATTGGCTTTCCAAGTATTGCCATTATCACACATTGAACGAATCATCAGCATACCAAACACTCGGTGGTACTCCTGGTATGGGTGGTGTTTCTACAGGTAACACACTTGGTTCAGGTGCATCTGGTTTCTATACAGGTACAACTGGTTCAGGTGATAAGTTTCCATCACTTCTTCCTTTGGCAATCCAAGTTGCTGCTAAGACAGTAGGTTTTGACATTGTTAATGTTGTTCCTATGTCTGGTCCTGCTGGTGTTCTTACATATCTTGATTATGTATATGCTGGTGGTAAAATCAATAGTTCAGTTAAGCCTGAAATTATCACAATCAATGCTGGTCTTACAGGTAATCCTGATGCTGCATATGTAGTTGGTACTACATATTGGGGCTTAGACCTTCCAGGTGATGGTACAGATTTAGATGCGGGTCATGCAGTTAAATTGACCTATGTAGGTAAGTCACGCATTACAGGTTATCCTATCTTCCGTGTTATTGGTACTTATGTAACAACAGGAACAGGTGCAGGTGTCACAGCAGATGATACAGTAACTATTTCTGATGTATTCAGCCCAACAACAGCAGTTATTACAACTAATAATACTGGTGTAACACCTAATGTTCCTAATCTTGCATTAAACTTGCAAGCAGCATGTACAGGTAATGCAGAATTGGTAAATGCTCTTGAAAACCATGTTCATGGTTTTTCAGGTGCAGGTGCAACTGATGGAGATGATTGGCAAGGTGATTTGATTACACCAACTAAAAACTATGAGCCAATGTCTCGTGGTACTGGTGAATCTACATACTATCGTGTTATGGGATTGAAGGCTTATACAAAGTTCGTAGAAGCAACAACTTACCAAGTTGCAGCATCTATCACAACTGAGCAAATTCAAGACTTGAATCGTCAGTATGGTATTGATGTTGTCGCTATGGTTGAAAATGCACTTGTTAATGAGATTTCACAATCTATCAACAAGCACATCTTGAGCCGTGCATTTGCTCTTGGTTGGTCAAATAACTATGAGTTCTATCAAGTTATGGGCGAAACTCTTAACTTCCGTATTGATAGTACATCTGCTACAACATCTGCAGCATATTTGTTGAAAGATGGAACAACAACAACATTGGATATCAATGGTTTTGATCTTGCAGGTGCAGCTTCTACATTGTTTGAGAACTTATCAACAGTTCAACGTCGTGTAGTATCTAAGATTCTTGCAGCAGGTAATATCATTACTTCAAGAGGACGTCGTGGTCCAGCTAACTTTGTTGTAACAAATGCACAAGTTGCTACAGCACTTGCAGATGTTGCACAATTTACATTTGCTCCTATGGCAAATACAATTAACCAAAACAATGGTTCTTTGTATCCTGTTGGAACACTTGCTGGTATGACTGTATATGTTGATCCTAACATGGAATGGACAGATACACGAGTTCTCGTTGGTCGCAAAGGTTCAGACGAAGAACCAGGTTTGAAATTCATGCCTTATTTGATGGCAGAACCAATTCAGACAATTTCTGAAGGTACAATGTCACCAAAGATTGCAGTTAAGAGCCGTTATGCTCTTGTTGAAGCAGGTCAGCTTCCACAAACAATGTACTATACATTTGTAGTATATCTTGGAGCAGCAGGTTCAACAAAGTCTTTGGTTTAATCTTAGGATTATTCACAGAAATAAAGAGGGGGCTTTTAGCCCCCTTTTTTATTTTATAAACTATTATATCAAAATAATGCGTTCTGAAATCCATCATTATTACTGATGGATTTAGTTTTGTTTTGCCTAATAGGAATGTTTGTCATTGATATACTGCGATCAAAATTAAAAAGAGGTTTTACACTACTAATAACCTTTTTATTATCTTGCTTATTTTTACGAGTATATTTTTTTCTTGCTATATCAACGAAATCAGATACATTTGTTTCAATTCCATCTTGTTCTTTAAGAATATACTCTATTTGATTATTTATAGAAATCTTTTTGGCGAGTTTTTTAGGAACATTAAATTTATTCAAAAGTAAAAATTGCAATTGCTTTTTCGGATGCATTTCTTGTAATTCTTCTTTAGTATAAATTCTTTTGAAATCTGGTTTAGGTAATCTAGCATATTTTTTGTTTACATCAATTTCATTATTTGTATATGAAACATATGTAGGTTTAGGTAAGGTATTAGTGGTAAAGAAACTAAAAGATGTTATATTTTTACTCTCAAAATTAAGTAGTTCAAATAAAAAGAATTTATGAACACCATTTCTGAACTCATATTCTCCAACAAATTTCAAGTCTTGGGTGCTATAATCAAATGAATTATTATCTTCAATAATAAGAAAACTTTTTGAAATAGGACTACTATCAAGATTTTCTAAAATGTAGAGTTCTGGATCAGATTTATCATTTTCAAGACGAACATGAAGAATTTGAGAATCTTCATAAGTCATAATAGTTTCTATATCTCTGCAACCAAGTAGATACTTTGTTATAGACAACATATTTACCTCATAAAGGTATAGAGAATTGTTAATTATACAAATATAATTATTATTTGTATAATACAGAAATTATTTTATGCTAAATCTTCTTCTTTTGGATTTTCGTCAAACCCTTCCGCATCTAAATAATCATCATTTTCTGTAGTAGTTTGACCTGTTCTGTCAAAATTTTCAGCTACTATAACTTGAGGAGTTTCATTACCTTTCCAAAGTTTTATACCTTTTTCTACTCCACGAGATGTAATATAACCACCAACCGCAACAGTTAAAAGTGTCCACATTTCAGGTGGTAGATTTTTTAATTTTATACTAGGCCAAGTAAATTCAATAATAGGGTTAATAATATAATATTGACCAATGATATACATAAATAAGTACATCATAACTGGTCTCCAACTTTCTAAAATATAAGTCCATAATTTAGACTTATTTGTTTGTGGAGTGTTTTTTGATTTTGCATTTAGATAGAAATTGAATTCTTTTTTTATTATATCTTCATTTCTTTTAATTAGTTTTGAAACTAAATTCCTATTACTATCTTTTTTAAGATTTTTAGTTAAAAGATTTTCTAATCTATAAACAAAAAATTCTCCAAAATTATCGCACTCTTTAGACATAGTTATTTATTATTTTTTATTATCGCAGCAAATCATACCTTTATACATAGCACCTTCTAATTCACCATTGAGTTCTTCAACTAATGATTCTGCTTCAAATACTATAACTTCATATAATGCTGTTACTAAATTGAGTATGACACCAACCCTATTACTATTAGATTCAAATCTATCAGAATTACAAATAGAAGAAATACATATATAAAGTATTTTTTCGGTTGTTCCATTCCAATCTTCAGAAATCTTATCTAAAAATACATCTGGTATTCCTAAATCTTTACATTCTTGCTCTACGAGAGTATTTTTACGATGTAATACTTTTACAACTTTAGAATATAATTCCATAGTTGATAATTCTTCAATATTGGGCAGAATTTCATCTATCAGTTCTTCCCATACATGTTTTCCTGTTCTTAAAAATATACGAACATAGTCCATAAAAATCATATGTCTGAATTTATCTCTTATCGGAAATAATTCAACTCTTGTTATCCAATATTCACATGCTTGAAAGAATGGATGTAACCTTAATTTAGATGCTTCTTTTATAGCATCAATTTTTTCTTCATTAAGAATATCTTTTATTTGTAATTCATAATGTAATTCTTTATTAGTCAATTCTTTCTTTAAAAAGTCTATTGTATCTTTGGCTTTCTTTAAGTCATCTTCGGTTTGCTTTTCCTTTTGTTTTAGTCGGAAATTGAGATACTTATATCCGCCAAGAATTGTGAAAATAAGAAAGATAATAGTTATTCCACCAAAACCACCAAAAGTAGTAAAGAATGAAATAACCTTATCAATAGTTGATTGTACTTCTTTTAATTCATTAGCTTGTAGCATGATTATTAGTTAAATTATAACCTATATATTCTCAATTATATCTTATTGTTTTTTAGTTTCCATTTATTGTAACTATCAGTTAGTTCAATAAGTATTTTTGAGCGAACAATATCTTCTCTTTCAAAATTAAATTGTGTAGCACCTTTAATACCATTCAATATTTTTATGAAATCATTCAGTCCAGATTGATTTTTAGCAATATCATATTGTTCAACATCTCCACAGATAATAACTTTAGAAGTTTCGCCCATACGAGTAACAAATAATATAAGTTGTCTTAAATCGCAATTTTGAGCTTCATCTAAAACCATAATAGAACGATCAAATGTAGAACCTCTCATATATGCTAAAGGTCTTGCTTCTATAAAACCTTTATCTACCATAGTCTTAGTTTCAAGTTTTCCTATCATTTTTTCAAGTGTAATTAAAAAGGATTCCATATATGGAGCAATCTTTTCATCTATATCTCCTGGTAAAAATCCTAATTTTTCACCCGATTCTTGAGCTGGTTTAGTTGTTATAATTTTATCAAATTCTCTTCTTGAAATGAGTTTTAGAGATGTGTACATAGTAACAAAAGTTTTTGCTGTTCCAGCAGGTCCTGTACAAACAACAATTTGATTTTGTTCTATTGCTTCTGCGAATTTCCTTTGATTAGGTGTTAATTGTATAGATTTATGTAAATCATTTGATGATGATTTGGTAGGTCGTTGCTTACGACTTTTTGCATTCATAAAGATTGTTTTAATTTTAAGGTTGAGTTTCGAACGTTTGTATCGGTGAGTAAAAATTGTGTTTTGTTAATTCACAACTTGTACAAATTTGCCAATCATATGTTGTATTTGATAATAATCCATTTATATTGATAAATTTATTAGAACCTGGTACAGCATATATTGTCCACTTTTCTATATCTCTGGGTTTTATACGGATATAGTTTATTTCGGCATTATAACCAGAAATCCAAGTAAGTGTAACACTATTTCTTGTTATAAAAGAAGATTTCAAATTAGTTGCTTCGGGACATTCATTTAGATTAAAACTATAATCTAATCCACATGATAATATCAATATCCAATCATTCCAAGAATTATTATTTTCAATTTTTGTTATTGATGAATCAGAAGTTTTTATTACTATTGTAGTAGTATCATCTGCTAATGAATAAGATGAATTGATAATTAAAGTATTGAATGATTTCTTTGTTATTTTATTAAATAAAATAGAATCATTTCCTTTAGAAGTGAAATTCCCACCTGGAGAATTTTCAAATTCTGAACTATATCCTAATACATCAGTATAGTTACCTGATACTATAATTTCTACAAATGTAAATCTTTTGGAATCTCTTGGTCTGCTATAATCGGAAGAATTGATAATAATATCAATAATTGGAATTATTTGTATTTCAGAATTATGAAGAGCCGATTGACCTATAAATTCTGGGGGTCTTTGTAAAAAATCCATTCAAACAAGAATCATTTTGTTGTATATATCAAAACATAAAATATTTAGACTTAAAAATCAGAGTTAGAAAACAATTTTGTTTAAGATATATAAAAAGTATAACAATTATTTAAAGGTGAATTTATGTCGGAAAATGAATTTATGGGATATGATGATTTAGTTGAGTTCATATCTGAATTTATTATGGTATATGAAGCAGCGAGAATCACTCCTCATATTTATATCCAATGGTATAATAATCTTTCAGATGAACAGAAATGTTTTTTAATGGATGTTAGAGCTAAACAATTAGAAATAACCATGAAGATTGCATCTTTAGAAGAAGAAGCAAAAAAGTTTGAACAATCAATTCTTGATGAAGTTAATAAACTCATAAAAGGAAATGAAAAATAAAATCAAAATGATGAAATATTTGAAACTCTTTGAAAACTTTGAGAATGAATCTGAAAAAAATATCAGAATGAATCAACCTGAAGAAACAAAAAGATGGATGGGTGGTATTTCTGAAATAAATGAAAAAGTCAAAGAGCTTCGTGAAGTTATGGATTTAATGAAAGAAGCAGAAAGACAAGTTGAAGAATTACAGAAAAGTCTTGGTGTGTCTGATTTAATTTCAGAGCAAAATAGATTGATGGAAGACATCAAAGTAGGAATGAGTTCTATAAGTAAATCAACACATAAAGCATATGGATTGATTTTAAAGCATAGAAAAGGAACTGTAAGATGGGATCCGCCAACTAAAACTCTTATGCTTGAGATAGTTGCTTTAGCGGTAGATGGTGCAAAGGATTTTATTGAAAGGATGAAAACTGAATCAGAATTTAAGAATCCTGTAAAAGTGAAGCCATCACTTAAAGTTGAATATGATGATGAAAATGTGACAGAAGCAGAAATGATGGAGAAGAATCCTTGGTATAAAAGGATGTGGGATAAACTTACGAATTGGCTAACTTCTTTCAGAAGAAAAGTTATAGATGTATCTAATGAATTAGATTCAAAGGTAAAAGAACTTGAAATGAGATTAGAAGAACAAAGTATGTAATAAAAAACTCCATTGAAATAAATGGAGTTTTTAATTTATAGAGAATCCCAATCAATTTTACATGATGCTTTTGAAAGTAATTCTAAAAATCCTAAATCTTGCTTTTCTGAATGAGAATGATGATTAAAATATCCAACAGATATGTTAGTACAATTTTCAATTCTCTTATAATCTACAAAACTAAATGAATCGGTATTTACACCTTTATTATCTAAATTCATTTTCAAGCCTTCTTTATTTAAAGCATCTTTTAGTTTTATAGCAAAATTATCACTACAAGTTCTAACATTAGATTGATGGGTTATTATAGAATCATATCCTTTTCTATCAAAACTAATAACATTTTTAATTCGTTTTCCATACTTTTTAAATTCATCGGATTCTACTGCAAATCTTGAACCTAACCTTCCTATTTCCTCACCAACAAAAAAATAATAAAGACCTGGTATCTGATTTTCAATCATAGAAAGAAGAATAGTTACACCTGCTTTATCATCTGCTCCTAAAATTGTTTTACCATTTGTTTTGATAAAATCTTTAGAAATCTTATGTTTGATAGTTTCTGGTTCACCTTTACTAAAAGTATCTAAGTGTGAAGTAAATAAAACAGAAGGTAAATCATCTCCAACTTTTATAAATATATTTCCAAATGGATCTATTTCATAAGTTGGAAAAAGATGTAATAGAGATGATTCATACCCATGAGGTATGGTCGTTCTCACTAATTCTATAAATGTATCTTTTATATTCATAATACAAATATAGGTAAAAGATAATAAAAAACAAAATTTTTATTTTTTCTATATTGTAAAACAACAAAAAATTTCTATGAGTAAAGATTACTATAACATACTTGATGTTAGTCCTCAAGCAACTGATGAAGAAATAAAAAAAGCATTTAGGACACTATCTCTCCAATATCATCCTGATAAAAATCCAAATGGTGCTGAAAGATTTAAAGAAATAAATGAAGCATATCAAACTCTATCTAATCCTCAAAAAAAGAGAGTATATGATATGCAAAGAAATTCTGGAGGTGGATTTGGTAATTCATCTTGGAATGATATATTTACTTCAACAGAAGGTATGTTTTCTGGGTTTGGTTTTGCCGAAGATATGTTTGAAAGAAGAGAACAACCCATTCAACCTTTAGAAGTTCAGGTATTTGCTTCAATTTATGATGCTATATTCGGAGCAAAAAAACAAGTATCATATAAGAGAAGAACTTGGTGTAGTTCATGTGCTAATACTCATAGTCGTTGTAATACTTGTGGTGGAAGCGGAATTATTGTTCAAGTCAAAGGTAATGATTATTTCAGAGTTGAAGAAAGAACTCATTGTTACACATGTAAAGGAACAGGTTCTATTAAACAAAAAACACAAAATTGTCCCACAAATTGCCAAGATGGATTTATTTTAGAAGATACAACATTAACATTTGAAATACCTAAAGGTATAGATAAAACTGGAATGTATAGAATGAGACATGCTGGGCATGAATCACCTTCTAAAAGAGGACAAAGAGGCGATGTTATTGTTAAAATAGTAGAACAGGCAGAAGAAAATTATGAAAGAGTTGGAAATGATATTGTTGTTACGCAACATATTAGATACATAGATTTGGTAACAGGAACGAAAAAAACTATATCTATTTTTGATGATCCAAATCTAACATATGAATACAAAATAAATAAATGGTTTGATACTGATGAATTGATAAAAATTTGTGATGGTCCTTTCATGAGTGGTAAAACTTATGCAAGAATAAAATTATACATTCCAAAACAAGAATTAAATGAAGAACAACTTGAAAACTTAAAAAGAATATGTGAGGACTAAAATGATAAATAGATTAAGTGAGATTGAAATTCAACTATTAAAAAGAGTTATCGTTCCAGAAATATTTGTTATTACAAAAAAAGGTTTAGCTCAAGTAATTAGTATTGATAAAAATAGAGTTTTAACTAATAGTAAAGAATATGGTGAGACTTATTATAGTTATGATGAAATCATTCCTATAATGAAAGGATTTGAACATCTTACTTTTCTTGATTTGTTTAACATTGTAGATATTTTAACTGATAGAATAGGATATGGAAACTATAAACCCAATCATAATTTTATTCCACACTATTACGAAATAACAGAAGAAAGTATAGATTTGAAAGTTCAAATATATCACAATTTTGATATAATTCATTGTGATAACCTAATAACTAATTTAGGTTCAGTATATCATTATTTATTATCTAAAAATTTTGATGTATATAATCTGCATAAAAAAGGAATAGTAATAATAGACCCAGAGTATTATGGAACAAATAAATTACAATAAAATAGGAATAGGAATTGTTACATATAATTCCCCATCAAGATTGAAAATATGTTTAGAGACTATTCCAAGTTATATCGAAAATGTTGTAATTGTAAATGATGGTACACCATACGACTTTACAATATATGGCAATCAACATGATGTAATTCAACATACAAAAAATAAAGGAGTAGCTGGAGCAAAAAATTCTGCTTTACGATATTTGGTTGGTAAAGGTTGTGAACATTTATTTTTATTAGAAGATGATATTATTATAAAAGATGATAAAATATTTGAAAAATATATTGAAGCATCTTTGAAATCAGGTATAAAACATTTTAATTATGCTTTACAAGGATATGGAAATTCAAAAAGAAAGAGTGATGGTACAATAGATCATCCAACACCTGTATATTGTGTTCATTATGATGAAACGCATATTTGTTTCTATCATTGGTGTTCAGGTCCTTTTATGTATATCCATAAAGATTGTATAGATGCAGTAGGATATATGGATGAAAATTTTTACAATATACATGAGCATGTTGATTATACGAATAGAATTATAAACGCTGAATTACATCCGCCATTTTGGTATTTTGCCGATATAGCAAATGCACATCATTATATTAATGATAGTCCTGAATTTAGAAATACAACAATTGAAAAAAATGATTACTATAATCAAAGATTAATAGGTGCTGATATTTATTTTGAACAAAAGCACGGACATAAACCTCTTAATATTCCACATAAATCAATAGAAGACTTACTTCTATTTTTACTAAAAATTAAACCTTAATTTGCATATGTCAAATATTTTTATTATTTTTGTATTGCAATAGTTTTTTCAAATATGTTGAGGTAGTTATGTCTTATACAAATGATGTATCGGTTATTGTTGAGGACAATTGTGTTAAAGTTGTTGGATATGATGGAGAGATTGATACCATTGTGTTCTTAAAATCAGATGGTGATAAACTCGGTAAATCAAAAATTGTAGATAATAGAAATTATAATAGTCCACAAAATGACACTATAATTTTCAAAGATGAAACTTATATTGAAAGAATGTATGAAATGGCGGTAAAAGAAATTGAACAGATGGATAAAAGAATTGTCGCAGAATCATTTAGAAAAGATGTTTATCTTGATAAAATTAAGGGATATACATTCTCTGAATTTTTTAAGGATAACTTTCGGAAATCAAAAAAAGATTGAAATTAAAATATAATCTTTGATGAATAAGCCCTATTAGAAAATAATAGGGCTTTTTTATTAAAAACTGAGGATAATTAAATAATTAAGGTAAAATGTAAATATAAAATTCAATTTTTAAGTAAATTTCATTTTTACTTTTGATATATAGTATTAGTAAAACCCTCATTAGAGGAAAAAAAATGCTTCTTAAATATGGCTAAAATTAAACTGGACCTGACTCAGTTCAAAGCATCTGGAGTATACACATTAGAATTTGACGCATCTGAAAGTATTATTCTTAATACACAGACAGTTCGTTTAGTTGTAGGTTTCTCAAGAAAAGGACCTTTCAATTCACCTGTATATTTGCCTGATGTTAAAACTGCAAGACGAATATTTGGAGAAATCGATCCTTTCTTGGAATCAAGAGGTAGTTTTTTCCATAGATCGTTATTTACTTGTTTAGATATAGGACCTGTTTTTGGTCTTAATCTATTGCCGTTAAATAACCAACCTATTTCTCAAGGTGGAGATGCCACAGAGTACCGATCATTCTCAGTAGATACTGCTGAAACCAATGGTAGTGTAACAAAGGCTCTTTATTCTAATTTCTATAATACTCAAAGATTTTGGTATCCTGATGAAACAAATTTGGTTGCTATTGCAAATGCAAATGCTTCAAACACTGGAAAATTACTTCATATTGTAAATTTGAGCCAAGGACCACTTTCTGTTATCATCCGTAAAACAGTTGTTAATGGATTTGATATTACAGCAAGAGATTGGTATGGTCAATCTGGTGAAGAAAAACCAGCATATATTGAAGACTTTGATTATATCGCAGATTACTTTGTAGAAGTTATTATTGTTCAAGGAAATTGGACAAACTATAAGAAACTTTCTACTGATCCAATATTCTCAAAATATTTCAACGAAAGAGGTATTCTTAAATCACAATTAAATGCATTTCTTTCATCAGAAGAAATCAATACTGTTGCAAGATTTAATGGATGCTTGATACCTGATTTTGTTGATGGTAATGGTGTAAATCATTCACTTGATACTATTGTTAATAATAGTGTTGCTACAACAGGTGTATTTTTAGCTTTTAATAAAGAAGCATTAGCTGATTATGAAACATCTACATCAAAATATGATGTAATTGGTCATCATTTGGCTGATCCAGCATATAATGTAGATTATTTGGATATGTTGTCATATAAGACTAATGTTAAAGAAGAATTTACCTATACTGAAAACACAGGAAGTTTTACATCAACAACTTATGATGCAGAAACATCTGGAGATTATTATACAGAATCATATAAAGGTAGAGGTTCTCAAGGTGCATTCAAGAATGTTTTGGTTCTAAAAAGACCTGCATCAACATCTGTAGTAAAATATGCAGAATACCAATTTATCGTAAGTAATTTGATAGTAGGTGGTTCTGTAATTCAAATGGATAGTGGTGATTGGGCAAGAGTTGAATCAAAACAAGAAACATTAGATTCAAGTGGGAATACGATTTTGAAAATTACATTCTCACATCCTGATAAAGCTGATGAATTAACAATGACACCCGTTAATGTTTTAGCGGCTACATTCCAAACATCACAGACAGTAACATTAACAAGTGGTTCAGATACATTTACAGTATCATCTGCTACTAACATTCGTGAAAATCAGCCTATCACAGGAACAGGTATTCCTTCGGGTACATACATAACTGATATTACTGGAACAACTATTACAATGTCTGCAAATGCGACTGCAAGTGGTAGTGTTTTAGTAACATTTGGTGGTTCTATTGTTTTGAGTGGTGATCAAACAGGTGATATTGCAGATGGTGATGAAGTTCTTATTAAAAATTCTCAAGACACAACTACATTTTATGTAGATGTTAATGATTCACCAATTCTTAATGGTTCTTCAAATACAATCGTACCATTAGTGAATGTATTAAACTTGCAGGATATGACATATAACCCAAGTTATTACACATCAACATTTGGTGCTTTACAATTCCCTGATTTATCAGGCGACCAAATTACTATAGCTTACACTCCTGATTTGTTTTATTTTGATACAACAGGAGCAGTTAATAAGTTTATTGCTTATCCATATTCACAAATCTATAAAGATTATGACTCTGGTTTCTTAACAAATGGTGATAAATACTATTATGGTTCTACTGATTTTTATTATTTGAAATATGGTAAATCAGCAGATGCAGATGGTATTCCAGTTCTTGAAATTAGAGCATATGAAGATAGTGCATTGAATACTGTTATTTCAGAATCAACAACATATATTGAAGTTAATGCAGCATTAACAGGTAATCCTGATGCAGCTTATGTTGTAGGTGGAACTTATTGGGCATTAAATGCACCTGGTGACGGAACAGATTTGGATGCAGGTTATGCTGCCGAACTTGAATATGTTGGAGCATCAACAAACACATCAAATGAAATTTTCAAAGTTATTGGTTATTACACAACAACTGGAACAGGTGGTGCTGTAGTTGCTGATGCAACTGTTGAAATTACTGATGTATTTGATGGTTCAAGCGTAATTACAACTGATGATTCAGGAGAACCATTCACAGCATTGAACTTACAAGGTGCTGTAACTGGAACATATACACAAATCGGTTCATTTATTGATATTTTGAATTATGTTAAAGATGGTGCAATTAATTCATCAGGAACTATAAACATTTATCCATTTGCAGATTCTTTCTCTGAAACATTTGTTGTACAAGCATGGAATGCTACAAAAACAGAGGTTGATGTAAATGTAGCAGATGCAACTGGATTAGATGTAGGTCAATATCTTGTATCATATACAACTGATGATGAAGGTGCTGATGTTTATAGACTTACAAAGATTATTAGAAAGAGAAAGATTTTTGATGAAACAACTTCTCTTTTCAAATTCCGTTATACTGTAAATCAACCAATTCAAATTCTTAATGAATATGGTACAGGCGATAAAACTATCACAAGATATAAGTCAATAGACGATTTTGTTACTACTTATGAATTCTCAGGTATGAGTGGTTTCAAATTAACATCATTCCACTTGCCAGGTGATAGAACTAATAAGCAATCTCAAATGGAGAAGATTTATGAAGTTCTTGAAACTACTAATCTTTTTGAAGCATTAACAAGTCGTGATGTTATCCAATTCCGTTATATTGTTGATACATTTGATGGTGGATTACAACCAAATAATTATCCAAAGAGCATTCTTTCTAAATTAGCTAAAGAACGCTTGAAGTGTTTGGCTCTGCTTAATCCTCCTTCTGCAAAACAATTTGAAGCATCTACAGATCCTAGATTTACAGATGAACCAGATCCAGCAGGAGGTAATCCAAGACCATTGTTGAATACATCTTATATTGCAACAGGTGGAAATCAATCTCTTGGACCAAGTTTCTCATATTCATTACCAGATGAAGAAAATGGAGCAAAACATGCAGCATTTTTCTTCCCTTACATAATTTTGAGAGATGGAACAAAGAATATAATAGTACCACCAGCAGCTCATGTTTCAAACAATTTTGTTTTGAAATTCATTAATGGTTTCCCTTACTCAATTGTTGCAGGACCTAGAAGAGGTATATTGTCAGATAGTCGTTTGGTTGGTCCTGAAATTGATTTGTCAGATAACGATAGAGAATCACTTGAACCATTTGGTTTGAATCCTATTGTTAAGAGAGCGAGACTTGGTACAATGATTTATGGAAATCAAACTGCATACCAAAAAGTACCATCTGCAATGAACAATGTTCATGTTCGTGATTTGCTGATCACTATTGAAGAAGGTGTTGAAGATATTTTAGCAAGATACATCTTTGAATTTAATGATGCAACAACACGATTGGAAATTAAGTCTATTGTAGATACATTCTTAGATGGTGTTAGATCAGCAGGTGGAATATACAATTTCTTCACACAAATGGATGATACAAACAATCCTCCTGAAATCATTGACCAAAACAAAGCTATTATTGATATTGCAGTAGAACCAGCAAGAGGTATTCAAGTTGCAATTTCAAGAATTACAGTTACGAAGACAGGTGGAGCAAACGCATCAGCGTTTCAGTTTGTTTAATTGAATGGTGGTTAAAATGTCCAGTTTTCATAATAAGAAACTGGACATTTACCCCACCTATAATTTTTTGATTTTATGATAATATCAACTTATTCAAAGTTTTTGCAACAGCAAAAGCATCAATTTGAATCTCAAAACATTATGGCTCAAAACTTGAGCCAAAATATTGTAGAGGAAAGGGATAAACTAGTAAAAAAGATAAGTTATATTGTTAGTTCTGCATCAGAAGCAGGTGTTCAAATCCAAATAGATTCTGATGATGTTGATTTTGGAAAGCCAAGAGTAAAAGTTTTAATTAATGGAAATGAATATACATTCACTCTTGAAGGAAAGATGATACAAATTCAGAGTTCTGATGGTGGCGTTCTTGACAATTTCAAAGGAACTTCAAAGCAAATAGTAGATAAAATAATTAGTCATAATTTTTGATTAGTTTGATAAAATGTCAAAAAAAAGTTCTAAAATATAAAAGAAAATAAATTTTTAGAAAAAACTTTGATATATAGAATATAAGATGTCAAACATCTAAGATAAAAATAAGAACCCGAAACAAATGGGACTTTTACCACACTATAAAAACTCAAAAGCAGGTATGGAGCAATTCGAACCTGTGTATATGAATCTTTTTCAAGTATCTTTAATTCCACCACCAGGTGTTACTGTATGGGACAAAGAACTTATTATTGAAAATGTTATTTCGGTTAAAGGAATGGCAGTTGATCAAAATCCAGATCAGCAAGTTATACAAACATTCAAAGGTCATAAGAGATCATATGCAGGATCATTGGTAACAAATACATATGTTGATGTAGCATTGAGTTTTGAAGTAAATATCAATAATGATAATTCAATGTATGTTTATAAAGCACTACGCAGATGGTGTGATTTAGTTCGTGATCCATTAACTGGAGCAATGACACCTAAATTGTCTTATGCATCAAAACAATCTTTGATGACTATCCATTTGTATAAAAAGAATGGTGATATTGTTCGTACTTGGATTTACCCAAGTGTTTTCCCCATTAGTCCCCTTCCTGTTATGGATTTGGATTATACTCAACAGACAAACTATAAGATTGATGGTTTTAAATTTAGAGCAGACTACTGGGAAGATATTACGCTATAATTGGTTATTTATTATTTGGGTGTGTTCATTTAGTTTTATGTATTTCAGAAGAGGGATTTTATATCCCTCTTTTTTTTTATCTATCAACTTTTTATATTTGTTTGATATAATCAATAGTATTTCAATTTATTCTAAATAATAATGGCAAAATCTGAAAGAGATATAGTAGCATTTGAGGATCATGAACATGTCCTTAAAAGACCTGCCCTATATGTAGGTTCAATAACGAAATCTGATGAAAAAATACCTATTTATAAAGATGGATATTTTATAACTGAACTTCGCTCTATTTCAGTAGCATATTGGAAAATTATAGATGAAGTTATTGATAACGCTTTAGATGAAGCAAAAAGATGTGCTCGTGAGAAGAAACCTATGGATTCTATATTTATTAGGTTTGATTCAAATACAGGCGTAATAGAGGTAGAAGATACAGGTAGAGGATTTAAGGATGGAGAAAGGAAAAATAGTAAGACTGGCTTAACAAATATTGAAACTGCATTAACAAAATTAAGAAGTGGTAGTAATTTTTACAATGAAGAAAATGGTTCAACCGTAGTTGGTATGAATGGAATGGGTGTATCATTATGCACTATTCTTTCAGATTGGCTTGAAATAGAAACTAACAATGGTTCTATAATATACAAGCAAAAATGGGTGAACTTTACTAAAATTGAATATAAAGAGATTAAGAAAACCACAAAGAAAACAAAAACAGGAACAATTATAAGATTTAAGCCAAGACAAAATATCTTTGTTGATTGCTTACCTGAATATGATATTGTGCTTACTAAAATGATTTTGAGAAATTTGTTGATAAAGAACTCAAAGGATATTAGTAATCTGAATTTTCATGTATATTTTGATGGAAAGAAAATTGATTTAGATGTCCAAACAATACCTCCTGATTCTTTGCATATAAAGGGAGACTTGGGAAATATATGGATATTTAAGTCATTTGAAGATTCTTGTTCATTAGGTTTTATCAATGGTGCTCTTTGTACAGGTTCACATATTAATATCATCAGAGATAACATTAATGAAATATTTGATAGTTCAACTGCACATCATTTTTATGAAATGATTGCTATTTTTGATTTACCAGCCCAGCATGTTCGTTTTGGAGATCAAAATAAGACTAAATTCGTAACTCCTCGTTCAGAAATGGAGGAAGTTTTTTCCAAACAGATAATTACTCGTGTAAGAAAAGAAATATCAAGGTGGAAATATTTCAAAGAAATAAAAAAACTTATACAAGAGAAAAGCGATGCTGAAAGTTTAAGAAAAGTTCGTTCGGCTAAAAGACAATCAAAAGTTCAAATAAGTGATAAATACACACCTCCTGCAAAAAAGCAAGTAAACCTTTTTATATGTGAAGGTCATTCAGCAGCAGGTGGTTTGTGTCAAGGCAGAAATCCTCAAACAGATGGAGTATATGCCCTTAAAGGAAAAGTAAAAAATGTAAGAACTGTAAAAGATTTAGCAACTAATAAAGAAGTTTTAGATTTAATTCATATAATGGGATTAGAACCAGGTAAAGAAGATAATTTAAAGTGGGAAAAAATAATAATTGCAGCTGATGCAGATCCTGATGGACATCATATTTCATCTTTGATAATTAACTTTATTTGGAAATGGTTTCCTAATGTTATCAGAAATGGAAAATTAATGATTCTAAAATCCCCACTTGTTCGTATTGGTCAAGGTACAAAAAGAAAGTATTTTTATTCTAAAGATGAATTCAATAAGTCTGTAAAAAATAAAAAATCTGAAGATGTAAGATATTTGAAAGGTTTAGGTTCTATGAATTCTCAAGATTGGGAATGGGTTTATAGAAATATGAATCTCATAAAGATTGTTGCTGATAAAAAAGCAAACAAATCATTGCAAATGGCTATGGGTGAAAATGCAGAAGAAAGAAAATTATGGTTATCAACATCTATAAACAAAGATTCAAATGGCTAAACTACTAAGTATAATATATCCTACTAATAATAGAAATATAGGATTTATTCTTGATTCTTTAAGTACCATACTTTATCAAAGTTATCAAAGTTGGGAACTTATAGTAGTTAAAGATTCGTCATTTGATTTTGAAGATAAATGTGGTTTTCTTATTAATGATTATAGATATAAAATTAAATTTATAGATGCACCTGATAATTGTGGTGTTGGAAAGGCAAGAGATATTGGATTAAAAAACGCAAGGGGTTCTTATATCGCATATTTGGATGACGATGATTTATGGAGTCAAGATTATCTTCAGAATCAAATTGATATTTTAGAAAAAAGCAATGCAGATGTTGTTTATTGTAATTATCATTTAAGGACTCAAATTTATAATGATATAGAAAAAAAGTATGTGCAACATTTTATATCTATACCATATAATGTAAATCCATTCGATAGAAATGTTTTATTAACCGAATCATTTATACATCCTTCTTCAGTAGTTCATACTAAGAATGTTACAGAATTAATTGAATTCCCTAATCTTCGTTCTTTTAGTGAATGGGATTTTTTCCTTAAAATATCCAAATTATTCAGATTTCAAGCCAATTCTAATGTTTTAGCCACTATACAAAGAAGGTTAGATAATACAAATAGTAGAACAGAATTAAATAACGAATCTATACATATTCAAAAAAGAATTATTCAAGAATATGATTCTGACATAAAGGATGAAGATATTAGAAAAATTAGAGATATGGTATTTAATGCATATGTTCAAGAATATGAAATTAAAGGAAACAGAGAAGCAAAAAAACTTGAAACTCTACTTCAAAACAGAGGTGTTGAATTTGCTTTTGCATATTTAAAGATGCTATTAGATAGAAATGAAATTAATGCAAGTATTTGTAAAGTAGCATATGATATATCACTATTAAAAAATAATAAAGATTTGGCTGAAGATTTTCAATTTCTTACATTGTGGTATAGTGGACAGATTACTGAAAACTATTCTACATATATTCCCAAGTATTTTGAGAGAAACAACGAACAATGGAACGCATTACTATAACTGAACACATTGATACAAATTTTCGTGAATATGCTTTTTATACATTAGAACATAGAGGTATTCCAGACTGGCATGATAGTTTAACTAATGTTCAGAGAATGATTTTACATTGTGCCCCAAAAACATTTCAAAAAACAAATAGTTTAATTGGTAGTGTAACAGAATCTGGCTATTCTCATGGAGATGCTTCCCTTGCTAATGCTATTGCAAGATTGGCAAAGCCACATTCAGTAGCAGAAAGTCTATTAGAAGGTGATGGTAATTTTGGAACTCCTTTCAAAGATCATCCTGCTGCTCCAAGATATACTTCAGTAAAATTAAGTAAGAATACATTAGACATAATTTCAGAAATGTCCTTTCTAAATAAAGGTGATATATCTGAAATTAGTTATCTAAAGGTTGGATTACCGATTGGTTTGATGATAGGTGTTATGGGAATAGCAGTAGGATATAAGTCTGTTATTTTACCTCGTTCTTCTTCATCTATTCGTGATTATATTTCGGGTAAGACGAAATCATTAAAACCAAGTTATAAAGGTTTTCAAGGTAAAGTTACTAAAGTAAAGGGAATGGATTCCTCTTGGCTTCTTGAATCAAATTTAGAGATAGATGAATTTCGTAAATCTATTAGAATCAAAGGATTACCTCCTGTTATTAAGTATGAAAGATTTATAGACAGAGTTCGTGATTTATCTGAATACTATGATTTTGATTTTGTAAATGAATCGCAAGAAGATATAGATGTTTTATTCAAATTGTCTAAAAATTCTGATAAAGAATCTTGGGAATCATTCAAGCAAACCATAGAAAAAATAACGAGAATTGTAGTAAAGGAATCTATTGTTTTTATTAAAGATAAAACAGTAGTAGAATATGATACTATTGAAGATTATCTTGATGAATTTAGAGATTATCTTCAAATTCTAAAGTTAGAAGTGTTGATGTATAGGAGAGATAAATCTTCTTATGAATTGGAATTTTTGAGAGCTAAACTTGAATATTTAAAGTTTATGCTTGATAAAAAAAGAAATCGTGAGGAGGTATTAAATTTCCTAAAGAAATATCCAAATAATATTTCAGATAGATTAGATGTTATTAGACTTTCAGCTCTTAATGCAGAAACTATTAAAGAAACCGAAATTGCAATCAAAGAAGAAACTCAAAGACTTAAAACATTAAATCAAGAAGTTAGATTGCAAGAGAAAGTTTTGAAATCTCTCAAATTTACAAATAAAGCAAAGGTGAAAGTTGCAAATTCACTCTTTGAAGAATTTAGACAACCAAAAGAACTTAATGGAATCAATGTATGGGAAGGTCCAGAAGATGAAATTGAAGAAACAGAAGAGGAGATTGAATAATGATTTTTATAGGTGATATACACGGACGATTCAACACTTTACTCAAAAAGTTTCAGACTTCTGAAATTAAAAATGAAATCTTTATACAAGTGGGAGATTTAGGTGTAGGATTTTATACTATTGAATCTGAATTTGATAATCTTAATTCTATAAATTCTTGGTTAAAGGAAAATAATAATTTCCTATATGCTATTCGTGGTAATCATGATAATCCTGATTATTTTGTAAATTCTCCATTTGAGTTTAGCCATATAAAATTTTTGAAAGATTTTGAAATCATTCAAATTGAAAATCAAAATGTATTTTTTGTAGGTGGTGCAATTTCAATAGATAGACTTTTAAGAAAAGAAGGTGTTGATTATTGGAAGGATGAAGAATTGCCACTTATTATACCTGATATAAAACAAATTTTTGATGGTACATCAATTGATATTGTATGTACTCATAATTGTCCAAGTTTTGTTTGGCCTATTGATATAAGTCCAATCGTTAAAGAATTTGCAAAAAATGATAATACATTACTTTCTGATTTAATGAAAGAAAGAAAAAGACTTGATTTATTATATCAAAAAGTTCAAAATTTTAATGGTTATGCTCCAAAACACTGGGTTTATGGACATATGCACAAAACTATACATACAGACTATAATGGAACTAAATTCCAATGTTGTGGTATAAATGATTTCTATGAAATAAAAACTAAGCATCAATTCTGATGCTTTTTTTATGTTTTATATTTTTTTTGATATATAGAATATCTACATATACAAACTACTTAAAATAAAAAAATTATGGCAGTAACTCCATTTATTAAACCGATTAAGACGCAAGGTGGAACATTCTATATTATGCCATCAACAGCAGAAGATATGTCATTTGCTTATGGTGATGATTCAAGAGTTATGCGTTTTAGCAAATATGTTTTATTAAATATTCCACAAATATTGAATAATACAGCAGATAATAATACAATTCAATTAGATACAATACCTGGTGCTTATTTACAAGTTACAGGTAGTGATTGGAACAAATACTTATCTGAATCATTTCAAAATTACTTATTGAATTTAGAAACCCTTTTGACATCTAAAGAAGATTATAATCAAGCATCAAACCGAACTGTATCTGAAAGGTTATTTTGGAAATGGATGAAAGAAATAGGTGCTTTGAGATTTAGAGAAGCTAATACAACAGAAGTATCAAATTTAGCAGTTGGGCAGCGTTTTGTTGAAGAAGATACTTCAGATGGGACAACAACAGGAGGTATAGAATATAATAGAATAGTTAAATATATTGGTGAAATAGATGTAGTAAATTCAGTAAGACATGTTGCAAATACTTTTACAGAATTTTTCTGTCATATACCTACAAAAGATGGTAATTCTCCAGTTGTTTTATTTAAATCTGTTTCTGATGAGAATTACTATCCAGATATGTATATTCAAAATACTCCAACAGATCCATTAAAAAATGAATATATCGTAGGTAGAGGACCAAGTGATACTCACCCATACGGATTAAACTTTTTAGGATATTTTGATTCGGATACAGGTTCTTATAGTAATACTGATTATACATTAGAAAAGTATAATGATACTACTGATACATGGGACGCTGGTTATTGGTATCCGAGTCCACAAGCAAATAGTTATTTTAGTGAACCTGTTAGATTTGACGATTGGAGAAATGATAAATTAAGAATCACAGGTGTGAATATAGAAACTGGGAAATTTACACCCGTTACATATCTCAGATCAAGATTAGATGGAATCATGCTTGATTTTAATCTTAATTCATATTTAGCCGCAGTTCAAGATTCAAGAGTAAATTCATGGCATCAATTTAATGCAACAGAAGCGTCAAGTTCATTTGAATTTAATGCTGTGCTAATTTATTATGATACATTCCCAAAAGGTTTTCCTGAACAAGCAGAAACAAATTTATTCGGTGTTCTATTTCTTGATAATGTTGATCCTACTGATGATGGTGGTGGTAAAATACCTACATTAACTAAAATCAAACCTGATTCAATATTAGGAATTAATGGAACGTCATTTAATATAGCAGTTCGTCTTCGTTTTGATGTGAATACTGAAGATGCTGCTATCGAAACTTCTGTTAATGATTATTCTACATTTTCATTAGAAGTGTATGTTGGAGCAATGAACGAAATGGTAAGAGCATCTCGTACATTGCAATCTTCTGTTATGGAATTAGGAAATCTAAAATCAAGAGTTGAAGATTTAGAGCAATCTTTAATTAATAGTACAATTGAAGAAGAAATATTAGCAAGATTATCGGCAGTTGAAAATTCTTTACAATCTTCAGATGCTTTACTTCGTGATACTGGAAGCATTATAGAATTGATTGATAGAAATTATCAACAAATACAAGATTTAGTAAATAATAATACATCTATAAATGTTTCTTATAATGCTGATGTTCTTTATAGTGAACCAAGAATAGATGGTATAGAGATAGATAAATCTGTTGTTAATCGTGTTCGTCTTAAAAATACATTTGGTTCTTATAATCTCACAAGTAAGCCAATTACAAGTATAGAACAAGATTGGCAAAAAGGAACAGATTCTTGGAATTATACTTATAGCTTAGAACCTGGTAATAATTATTTAAGAATAGAGACGAATAATATTCTCAATTCAGATAGGAATATTGTTTTATTTGTTGATGATACAATAAATAAATGGAAATTAGGTCAAAGTATGAAAGTATCTTTTGGTGGTGCAGGAATTGATGTAGATAATTCATTTGGTATTTTCAGATTCTTTGTTTTAACTGATGCTCAAAATGTAATGAAATTACCACTTCCATATTCTGTTCAAGCCGCCATAGTTACATCTGGTGAATTTGAGGATGCAAGTGGAAAACCTATGTTTGAAATTATTTGTGTTTCTACTAATCCATTACAATTTGCAGTAGAGAGGTTACGATGAAAATAGAATCTCCATGTAAAAAGATTTGCAAACTTTCTAATTCTATTTGTATTGGTTGTGGGAGAAATATAGAAGATATAAAAAATTGGAGTAAATATACAGATGAAACAAAGAAAATTATTTTAGAAAAAATAGAGAAATACTAATTTTTTTAAAAATAAAATAGTCAATTATTGTATTTTCATATTTATGGGACTTTGTTTGGGATATATACCAACGGAGTTCCATATTTTTTTATGGAGAAGATAAAGATTACCCTATAAAATGCCTATAATTTATAATATAATTCTTGACGATACTAATGGTATATTAGGTTTTCAAGGAATTCAAGGTCTTCAAGGTATAGGAGACCAAGGTGTACAAGGACTTCAAGGTGTTCAAGGTCCTCAAGGACAAGGAACGCAAGGTAATCAAGGGATACAAGGATTAAGAGGTATTCAAGGTATTCAAGGTCCAGTTGGGAATGAAGGAAAACAAGGAAATATAGGTATTCAGGGGATTCAAGGGAATCAAGGTCCTACTGGAATCGGTGTTCAAGGTTCTATTGGTCCACAGCAGTCTGGATTAGGAGATCAAGGACCGCAAGGGAGACAAGGTGCTATTGGTCCACAACAATCTGGATTAGGTGAAAGAGGTTATCAAGGCATTCAAGGACCTCTTGGATTTCAGGGTAATCAAGGTGCTATTGGTCCGCAACAATCTGGATTAGGAGACCAAGGACCACAGGGTAATCAAGGTGCTATTGGTCCACAGCAGTCTGGATTAGGAGAACAAGGTTCATTTGGTCCTCAAGGATTTCAAGGTGTTCAGGGTAGAGGTACACAAGGTATTCAAGGTGTACAAGGATTGAGAGGTATTCAAGGTATTCAAGGTCCAACTGGTTCACAAGGTTTTCAAGGTATTGGTACTCAAGGTTTAAAGGGAGATCAAGGACCTATTGGTATTAGTATTCAGGGAGAACAAGGTGAAAAGGGAGACCAAGGTTATCAAGGTATTACTGGATTTCAAGGAACTCAAGGTGTTCAAGGTAAAGATGGATTTCTTGGTGGTCAAGGATTTCAGGGTATAGATGGAACTCAAGGAAACCAAGGTAATCAAGGAGCACAAGGAGAACAAGGTGTTCAAGGTGACCAAGGAACTCAGGGTAATCAAGGAACACAAGGTAATCAAGGTAATCAAGGAACTCAAGGCACACAGGGTAATCAAGGCAATCAGGGAACTCAAGGCGACCAAGGCACACAGGGTAATCAAGGCAATCAGGGAACTCAAGGCGACCAGGGTGTGCAGGGAACTCAGGGAACTCAAGGCGACCAAGGCACACAGGGTAATCAAGGCAATCAGGGAACTCAAGGCGACCAGGGTGTGCAGGGAACTCAGGGAACTCAAGGCGACCAAGGCACACAGGGTAATCAAGGCAATCAGGGAACTCAAGGCGACCAGGGTGTGCAGGGAACTCAGGGTAATCAAGGAACACAAGGTAATCAGGGTAATCAGGGTAATCAAGGCAATCAGGGAACTCAAGGCGACCAGGGTGTGCAGGGAACTCAGGGAACTCAAGGCGACCAAGGTAATCAGGGTAATCAGGGTAATCAGGGAACTCAAGGCGAACAGGGTGTGCAGGGAACTCAGGGTAATCAAGGAACACAAGGCGATCAAGGTGTTCAAGGCACACAAGGTACACAGGGAACACAAGGTGTTCAAGGTACACAAGGCACACAGGGTAATCAAGGAACTCAAGGCAATCAGGGAACTCAAGGCGACCAAGGTGTTCAAGGCACACAAGGCACACAGGGAACACAAGGTGTTCAAGGCAATCAGGGAACTCAAGGTGACCAAGGTGTGCAAGGAACGCAGGGCGACCAAGGTGTTCAAGGTACACAGGGTAATCAGGGCAATCAAGGCACACAGGGCAATCAAGGCACACAGGGTAATCAAGGCACACAAGGTAATCAAGGTGCGCAGGGAACTCAGGGTAATCAAGGCACACAAGGTAATCAGGGAACTCAAGGTAGTCAGGGAACTCAAGGTGACCAAGGTGTGCAAGGAACACAAGGCACACAGGGAACTCAGGGTAATCAAGGCACACAAGGCACACAGGGTAATCAAGGCAATCAGGGAACTCAAGGCGACCAAGGTGTGCAAGGCACACAAGGTGTTCAAGGCACACAAGGCACACAGGGTAATCAAGGCAATCAGGGAACTCAAGGCGACCAAGGTGTGCAAGGCACACAGG